TATCCTTTGGTTTGCAGAAACTGACTTCATTGAAAAATTTGCCAAAAAGATTGCAAACAAAATCACAAAAGACGAAGACAACGAAGACTAAGAGTAAGGAGGAAAAGATAACCAAGCTTATCTATATTCCTCTTTACACCCTATGGAATTTATTTACCATGTTAATAATTATTCTTATTGCATGTTTAAACGATGCGTTTATTGAAGCTTTATTTATCACCTTTGCTTTTTGGTTTAATAAATTTGCTTTCGGTAAACCATTCCATTTTAAAAGTGTTGCTGTTTGTTTTGGTTTTAGTAGTATCACTTATTATGTTTTAACTAGAGTTACTTTTTCTACTGAAACATCTTTCTTAATACCTATTTTCTTAGGTGTTGCATTATCTTTTGTAACATCTCACTTTATCAAAAAGAATACCAATCTATATAAAGGTATTCCTGAACAAGAACTTATTGATATTGTAAAACAAGTTGAAGATAATGTTTTAACAATAAAGATTTTAAAAGAATATTATTGTGATAGACTTGATGATAGAGTTATTGCTAGAAACAATAATTATTCAATAGATACTATTAGAAAAATTAGACAACGTGTAAACAAGAAATTAAGGAATTTACTTTAGTAAAGTCTTTTCTTTTACGACTTTTTACCACTAGAAAAATCGTATAATTGTCTTGGAAATGAGGTAAATTGTATGATTGATAAGAACACATATCTCCAACTTAAAAAGGAGATTAGATGCTATCCTTGTAATCATGTTTTAGACTTATGTGATAGTATGAAATTAAATGAATATGAAAAACAATTATTAATGAACTTTTACAACAAAGAGAAAGTTGTTCATACTTGTATGGATATGGGTATGACATCTATGACTTATACAAAACATTTAAAGGAAATATTGACAAAATTTTATAATTATAAAAACACCTTGAAATAAAGGTGTCTTTTTTATTTTACAATCCAGGCTTCTTCGGCGATACGACTACTCGGATCAAACGTGTCATAGATTGTTCCATATTTTATGCAACAAATATGTCCTGGTACTGTACATAGAATAACGTTGTCTCGGTATTCTCTTGCAACATCACTAACTTTATATGGTAGATAAGGAACTCTATCATATTTATCATCTAAATAATCAATTATAAATTCCCTGTTATCCATCATAGTACCATTGTGTTGTGCTATATCAGACATTTCATCATATACCTCATCCCAACTCCTATGAGTAGCACAACTCAAGGCTCTTATCGTACAATCGTCTCTAAATAATCCTAAAGGATTTTCGTTATAAAATTTATAAGCCATATTACATATTTGCGATTCTTTGAGCTGTTTCACGAATCATCATTACTTCTTCTTCAGAACCAGCATCTTCTTTTAACATACGTGCAAATTCTTCCATACTACGTAACATATATTCTAAGCTCTTTCTAGTATCTTCATTTGCGCCATATCTTGAACGACCTTCCATATATCTTCCATAGTCTTCATACATATCGTCCATAGCATCGTGTCCTCTATATCTTCCACGACTATCTCTTTCTCTACGACCATAAGAGTCTCTTCCACCTCTTCCGTATGAATCTCTACCATAAGAATCTCTACCATATGAGTCTCTTCCATATCTTCCGTACATATCCATTTCATCCTCCTTCATACACCAGTATTCAATGTTAGCAATATCTTTACAGATATCAACAACTTCTCCTACCATTTGTACATTATTCATATTTATTTTTCCTTGGTTTTCTTCCAAGAGTTGTTTTAAGAATTCATCATTTGCTTTCTTTATATCTTCATGCAAAATTTTACTCATTATTTTCCCTCCTCTCTTTAAGAAGTTGAATTATTTCATTATTTTGTGCAATTATTTTTTCCAAATAATTTCTATCTTGATTTTGTAGTTCATTCATTAAATCGGTATTATTGAAATCTTGAAACAAGATTTGCAAACTCAAAGCCTGTAATATTAGGCTTAGGTTATCTACTCTATTCATTAAGCAATTTTACGAATAATTAGATTAGCATTCTTTACAGTTGGTGCAACTGTTTCAACTGCTGGAATAACACCACTTACTGCTGGGAATGAACCAATTGTTAAAGTAACATTTTCTCTAGGACATAATCTTATTAATTTTGTAAAAGCAACGTTTTCATAATCTCCTGCTGTTGCTACAACAGTATTTACACTTGCTCCTACAACGGCTGTTCCGTTTTCTTTTAATCCTATTTCGATTGCTCCAGCTGTAGCACTTGTAACATTCGCATTAAAGCTTACTTCATAAACGGCTGGTTGGCAACAATTACCATTTCCTAGAATAGTGTATTGACTTGTTCCTTCAGTGTGGTTTAACCATCCACTACAAGTAGCACTTCTTGTTCTTAATTCGTCATTTGAAAAAGTAATATCTGCTGTATTTGTTGCTAGTATTAAAGGTAATTCTTGTACTGATTGAATCATATTATCTTTTCTCCTTCCATAATAAAAAATAAGAGAATAGGACTTGCCTATTCTCTTGTATAAGTCGGTTTTTTATTAAAATCCGACCTATAAATTAGCAAGTTCTCGTAATCGAGTTAGTCGTATTCGACTCTATGTTTAAATAAATTGACTTGTTGTGTTGTATCCACATCCACATCCATTGTTGTTGCAATTGAATATAGGAGTGCGTCCAAAGACCGGTGTACTAGGTACGGGGCAGGAATTTAGGCGATTATACAACGCATCAACTTCATTGGCGAATCCTTGTGCTATGAATGAATTTTGTGCTATTTGACTAGCTTGTAAGTCTTTCATGCTTAATTGTCTTTCTAAGTCAGCAATCTTTTCATTCTTAGCATCAATCTTATCAGAACATAATTGGTCTTTTATAGATTGAATTCCACCAGTAATTGCGTTAAGTAATGTTTGTGTGTTTTGAGTATCACTAGTTCTTGTAGCACAAGCTTCACGAGCGATATCAGAACCAAGGTTAGCAATTCCTAAACGATTTTCACAGCAACATGAATCTAAAGATTTTTGGATACCATTGAAACCATTTAAAGTGTTTATTTCTGAGTTGAAAGCTTGTTGCATGTTTGCAATTTGTCTAGCATTTTCAGATACCTCAGCATTTGCAAATCCTGTATTAACAGCACTTACGATACTACTTGTTGAATTGCACATTTGGTTACTTAAACCATAAACACCATCACGTACACCTTCTATTTGGTTACTTAAATGTAAAGTATCAAATCCATCATTAGTGTTGCTCATGATGTTTTGTTGACCATTTAATAACCATGGGAATTCATACATTCCGTTCATCATTCCGAAACCTCCACCGAAGCCTCCGAATCCACCGAATCCAAATCCTCCGTTAAATAAAAGTGCGATCAAAATTAACGCCCAGATACCTTCTCCTCCAAAGAAACCATCGTTTCCATTGTTGTATCCATATGCTGGTACAACTGGATAAGGATAACCATTATTTCCGTTTGTAGTTGCTAATTCTACTGTTGGTTGAATACCATTATTCATATTCTTTTTCTCCTTTCTAATGTGTTTTTAAAGCCACTAGAAAGCTTTATAAGGAAGTACTTGTTATCTAGTATCAAATACCCCCTTATAAGGCTTTCTCGCCTTATTTTTGTTGTTCAAAGCCACCCATCATATTGTCCCATTCTTGTTTTTGTTGTGGGTTGAATCCACCAACAACTTTATTTAGATATTCATTAGGATTTACATTATTCTTTCTTGCTTGTTGAAACTCTCGATACGCTTGTGGATTTGCTCGTTTTAGTTGTCCTTCCAACTGGCTCATCAATTGTTGTGGTATCTTTTGAAATTTTTGTTTCATCAACATTTGAAGTAGATTGTTCATTTCTTATCATTCCTTTCAATTCGTTAATTTCCGCTGTTAAAAGTTCTATCTGTAAATCTTTTTCATCTTTTTCTACTATCTCATTTAATTCATATGCTTTTATTTCTCCTGTTGCTCTCTTGATCCATAATACACTTAAATCTTTACTAAAAAATGGGGTATCAGCAAAAACATTTTCACGATTGACTTCATCTATCGAATTAGCATATCTTATCCCACTATTTCCATTTGGTGCAATTTGAAAGTTTTGAGTCAAGTTTGTTGG